TTCAATTCCATTAAACTCGAAAGACCTAAAAAGAATGTCTTCGACCTCACGCATGACGTGAAATTATCAGCAGATATGGGTAATCTTACCCCTATTTTAACATTAGAATGTGTACCAGGTGACAAATTTGAATTAGGATGTGAATCACTTATTAGATTTAGCCCATTAATTGCTCCCGTTATGCATAGAATGGATGTAAGTATGCATTATTTCTTTGTACCAAACCGTATTTTATGGGACAATTGGGAAAAATTTATTACCGACGCAAATAGTGGTGCAGTATTACCTTATATTTATTCTAGTTCTTTCGAACCTCGTAACGAAGTAAATGCAGGCTCTGCAGCTTTAACTGCTGATTATTTAGGAGTACCACCACCACCAAATGATTCAACAATTACCCAAATTAATGCTTTACCATTTGCAGCATATCAGTGTATTTATAACGAATATTATAGAGACCAAAATTTGATTGCCCCTATCAATTACAAATTGGTTGACGGAGATAACCAATCAACATGGACTAGGATTCGTGAATTATGTGAATTAAGAAAAAGAGCATGGGAACATGATTATTTTACTGCAGCTTTACCATTTGCACAAAAAGGTGCTGCTGTAGACATACCATTAGGTGAAATTTCAGGAGATGTTTTAGTAAAAACAAGTGGTTCAACTACAACTTTAACAGGTTCTCCTAATAGTATTACAGTTGATGCTGCATTACCTTCACCTCCTTATGCTCCAAATCAGTTATTTGCTGAAACAGACGGTCTAGAATTACAACCTACAACAATCAACGATTTACGTAGAGCATTTAGATTACAGGAATGGTTAGAAAAGAATGCAAGAGGAGGTACTCGTTATATTGAAAGTATTTTAACACATTTTGGTGTTAAATCAAGCGATAAACGTTTACAAAGACCTGAGTATATTACAGGCGTTAAATCACCTGTAATTATTAGTGAAATAGTTAATACAACAGGACAAACTGAAGGTTTGCCTCAAGGAAATATGGCTGGACACGGAATGTCAGTAAGTTCAGGTCGTTCAGGTTCATATTATTGTGAAGAACATGGATATATTATTGGTATAATGTCAGTTATGCCAAAAACTGCTTATCAACAAGGTATTCCAAAAACATTTTTAAAAAATGATACATTAGATTATTACTGGCCTTCATTTGCACATATTGGTGAACAACCTGTTACTAATAATGAATTATATGCATATACGGCTACAGGTGAAGACACATTTGGATATGTGCCACGATATAGTGAATATAAGTTTATGCCAAGCCGTGTTGCTGGAGATTTCAGAACAGATTTAGATTTTTGGCATTTAGGTAGAATATTTAATGAACAACCTAGTTTAAGTGCTGCATTTGTAGAATGTGAACCAACTAAACGTGTATTTGCTGTTGAAGATGGAGTACAATCATTATATTGTCATGTATTAAATAAAATCAAGGCAATTAGACCTATGCCAAAATTTGGTACACCAATGTTTTAAACATGAGTACAAGATGTATCACACCTTTTTATAAAAAAGAACCTATAAGAGGCGAATACATGCCATTACCATGTGGAAAATGCCCCCCATGTAAAAAACGCCGTACCAGTGGATGGTCGTTTAGATTAGTTAAAGAAGGAGAGCGGAGTATATCCGCTCTCTTTATTACATTAACATATGATACTGAATTTGTACCAATAACAAAAAATGGTTTTATGAATCTTGATTTACAAGATTTACAAAAGTTTTTTAAAAGATTAAGAAAAAAAACACATGAAAAACTTAAATACTATGCAGTTGGGGAATATGGAAGTCAAAAAAAGCGACCGCATTATCATATCATTCTTTTTAATGCTAATAAAGAACATATTATTGATGCTTGGACTATTAATAGTAAGCCTATTGGCTCTTGTCATATTGGCAATGTTAGTGCTGCCAGTATCGGTTATACGTTAAAATATATGTGTAAAGAATCAAAAATACCAATGCATCAAAATGATGATAGAAAAAAAGAATTTTCTGTAATGTCTAAAGGTTTAGGAAAAAATTATATGACAAATGCTATGATAAAATGGCATAAAAACGATTTATTAAATCGTATGTATGTACCAATTGAAGATGGTAAAAAGATAGCTATGCCCCGTTATTTTAAAGATAAAATATATACAGAAATAGAAAAGGATAAAATTAATGAACACATGGTTAAAATTGGTGAATTAGAAGACCAAAAATTACTTCAATTTTATGGTTCAGTATATGAAAAGGAAAGAATGCAAATGGAACAAGGTTTAAGAGCATTCAAAAAAATGCATAAAGATTCAGAATATGAAAGAAAACAAAACTATGAAAATTAAAAATTTTATGAATTATGGTACTTTTGAAAAAGACCATGAAAAAGAGTTTGGACCAAGCCAAACAATACCAGACCAAACAATGTCAATTAGAGAATTGGTAAGAAGATATGCGAGCGGTTTACCACTCGGAGGTAGTAAAGAGCCAATTTACGAAGGTGAAGACGGCGACGGAGTGGATCCGCGCAGACTCGATTTAGCAGAACGTCAAGAACTTGAGATAGCTGCTCGTCAGGAACTTGAAGAAATCGAAAAGCGATTAAAGAGCACAAGAATAACAACTGAGCAAAAGTTGTCAAAAAAGGATATTGAAGATATCCAATCACAAGATGTAGAACATCTTGATTAACAGAGTAAAACGGCTGTGCAAACTTGTTTGCATGGCTGTTTTAATCAAGACAAGCGCAGCGCGTCAGTAATAAGCACTAATACCCTTGATATATTAGTGCTTATTGACACCAAAGAGTTATATTTGGAAAGTGAATTAGGCCGAAGGAGGTACGACGCACAACGAAATGAACAAAAACAAATAGACGATAGTGTCAAAAAAAAACAAAAAAAACAAAAAGTATGCCGTTATCACCAGACGCATGGGCAAGTATAGGAACAACCCTATTTAACACAGGCTCACAGTTATACACAAATAGTCAAAACAGAAAAAACGCATTATCAGATTGGAACAGACAAAACGCTTATAACAATCCAAAACAACAAATGCAAAGATATAAGGAGGCGGGATTAAATCCGAATCTTATATATAACCAACAAAACACTGCACAACCAGTAAGAAGTACAGATTATGTAGCACCTCAAGCACCTGACTTTCAGGGCGTATTAGCTAAAAGTTCACAAATTAAGTTACAAAATCAACAGTTAGCAAATGCAGAGTTAACTAATAAAGCTATTCAAGCACAGATTAATAAAACAAATGCAGATGCATTATATGTAGCAAGCAATACTAAATTTAAAGATTTAGATGTAGAAAGATTAAAGGGTACTTTACCTGGCTTAGTTGAAGGAGTTCAATTAAGAAATGAATCTATGAAAGCTGAAATATCAAACAAAATAGCAGATACAAGCAATAAAATAGCTCAATTACCTATTTTAGAAAAACAAAAAGACAAATTAGGATACGAAGTAGATAGATTATTTAGATCTAATGCTTTTATAGAAAAAAGCGCAAATGCTCAATTAGCAATTCAAAAAGCTATGGTTGCATCTATTAATGTTGCAACAAATTTAAACAGAAAGAAAATAGTGACAGAGGATTTTAATCAGGAAGCTATAATGACTCAAATTAGAAATGCAGCTAAAAATGCATATAAATCAGAGGATAATAATATAGATATGGATTGGATTAATACTATTACTAATATAGCGGGAACTCTTTTACCATATAATATGGGTAAAATACTGCCAAAATTTAAATAATGAGATTATATACACAAGACCAAATATTAAGGTTAATAAAACTATATAATACGGCAGACATGTCCGAAAAAGAGTTACTTAAGAAGTACGTAGAACAGGCTTTATATAAATATTTTAATAACAAACTAAAAACAAAAACATGCGAAGAAGGAGCTATCGCCGAACATCTCGAAAGGGCAGTTATGGCAAACGACGTAAAGTAAGCCGTACATATTATGTATCACGCGGCGGAATTAGACTATAACATAAGGGGGTTAGTCACCCCCAATTAACAAATTGTTTTAAAATCAAACAAAAATCAAAAAAATGGGAAAAAATCTATTCAATTCCATTAAACTCGAAAGACCTAAAAAGAATGTCTTCGACCTCACGCATGACGTGAAATTATCAGCAGATATGGGTAATCTTACCCCTATTTTAACATTAGAATGT